TAAAAAACATCTACTCAATCTATCAAAGATTTTACCAATACCTACCAACTTTCTTAAAAATAGAAACAACTGCTGCCTCAGCAAACGAATTAAGTTTTGTAACTGGGTCATCTATCAAAATTGGTACAGCAAACAGTCAAAACTTTCGTGGTTCTACCTTTACTTGCATCCACGCATCAGAGTGTGCGTTCTGGAACGATATGAATACTACAGTTCAGTCGCTTTTCCAGACTGCATCTAACAACCCAACCATCATCTTAGAAACAACCCCCAAAGGTCTTAACGATTTCTACTTGTTTTGGACTGATGAAAACGCCTACACCAAACTATTCTTGACTTGGTTAGACCACGAAGAGTACAAATTAGACAAATTACCCCGTAAGTGGCAGCAAACTGACGTAGAAAAAGAGTATATTAGAGAAAACACCCTATCCCCAGAGCAAATCAACTGGTTTCAGTACACTTTACGCACCCGCTGCGGCAACAATATACACACTTTTAAGCAAGAATACCCAATAAAAGGTGAAGATGCCTTTATTGCTTCAGGTACTTTTGTATTTCCACAGTTTAGTAAGCAACTTTTGAAGCCACCTACCAAGTTTGGATGGCGATTCTTTAGTCCACCTAACAAATATAAAACATACATACTAGGAATTGACACAGCATCAGGTTCACCTGACGGTGACTTTAGTGCTGCTGTACTTATTGACATAACAAATCGTGATGAAATAGATCTTGTAGCAACTTTTTACGATAAACTAAGTTTAAAAGAGTATGCAAAAGAAATTCAAAAGGTATGTACTAAATATCAACCGCTAGTAGTAGCAGAGCGCAACTCATATGGACAAGCAATTATTGAAGAACTTAAACAAGCAGAGTATCCTTACCTTTATACAGAGACTAAATTTGATAAATTTACAGGAAACTTTACTGATAAACTTGGGTTTTTTACTAGTAGTAGCACCCGTCCTGTACTTATAGCAAAACTAGTAGCAACAATCACAGGCAACCTTATTTCAGTAAAAGATGATAGACTACAATACGAGTTTATGAATTTTATTTACAACGAAAAAGGCAAAGCAGAAGCCGAAGTAGGTTTTCATGACGACATGATTATGGCTTTAGGTCTGGCTCTTATGGGACAAGATCAGGCTTTTTACTATGAAGAAGAAAAAAAACGTATGCATAGACCCCGTACTGTTACTGAGATGATACAATTTGAAGTAGCAACAGGGCAACCACTAGGCAAAACACCACACGATTATTTTCTAGAGGAAAGTCCTATAGAAGAAATCCTTACTAACTACGAGAAGTAGTGGTAATTAACAGAGCCACAAGGACGCAACCTTGTTAAAAAGCGGGCACGGAGTAAATAGCGTATGAGTTTCTTAACACAAGAACAAAACGAGGAAGTCGCTAACCTCTTTAAAGGCGATTCAGTTGAACCAGATAACGGTGATACTAATATACAACCAGAAGTTAAAGCAGCATCTGCTGTAGAGACACAACTAGAAACAGATGTAAACACAGAGGATTCATCTACCCCTGAACAGAACGAGGACAGCGGTCATGCTGTACCTTATAGTCGCTTCAAGTCAGTAATTGAAGCCCGTAACGAACTACGAGATAGGACTAGCGCCTTAGAATCTCAATTAGCAGAGTTACAAAACCAACTGGAAAGCCGAAGAGCAGAACCCCGTCAAAAAGAAGATGATTATTTTCAGATTGACGAATTTGAGTATGATGATGCTGATCCCTATGAAACTAGGTTTCAGTCATACGAAGATAGAATCTATCAGATGGAAGTTGCTAACGAGCAAGTAAAACTCAACCATGAAATTCAGCTAGCTCAACAGCGTTTTCCAGATGTAGGTAGGGACATGCTTTTACAAGCCGTTATCAACGATCCAGACTCAGACGTTATGGATGTAGCCGAGCGCTACTCTACGTTTGTAAACGGATTGCGTGAACAGGCAATTGCCGAATATCTACAAACTAATCCACAGGCTGTAGCACCACCCGTCGTAAGACCTGATGCTCCACCAGTAGTTAGAGTTGCAGGTAGTTCACAAGCAGGGAAGATTCCAGGTTCTAACAGAGAACAATCTCCAAGGAACTTAGATGAAGCCCGTAACTCACTATTTGATTATTTAAAAGCTAACTGGTCAAACTAGACCTATAACTATAAGGAGATTTTATTATGGCTGCATCAATCAGTACTCTCGATAGTGTTCTTAAGAACTTTTATGCCAAAGCTATCGCAGAGCAATTAAACCAAGAGGTTCTCATGCTAGAACTTTTTGAAAAGGCAAAACTAGACTGGTCAGGTAAACGTGTTGTTGTACCTGTTCACGTCGCTCGTAACGCAGGTGTAGGCTTCGCTGCTGAAGGCGCTGCTCTACCTACCGCTGGTAATCAGACTTACGAAGAGCTTAACATCAACGCTAAGTTCCTTTATGGTCGCTTCCAGCTAAGTGGTCCTGCAATCTCAAGCGCCAAGGGTGCTTATTCTTTCGGTAACTACATCGACCTAGAGCTTCGTAAGCTTGTCGAAGACGTTCGTAAGAAAGCCAACGTTGCTACCTTCTCAGGTCAGACAACTGCTGGTTTTATTCACACTCTCGCACAGCACAACGGTGGTAACCTTGTTGGTAACAACGTTGCTGTTGTTGACATCCCCTTCTCAGGTGATGCTGTAGAGTTAGAGCGTAAGCGTGCCGCAGCAGTTGCTGCTGGTGGTTCACTTCAGGTTGAGTTCCGTCGCATGACTGACTACGCACTTGATGGTGGTGGTGTTGCTCCAACAGCAACAATTACTTCTGTAAATACCGCTGCTAACACTTTCCGTGCAACCGTCGGTGCTGCTTTCGTTCAGCTAACACACAACCGTGATGACGATTGCCACGCAGTTGAAATCGTTGGTGATGCTGCTGCGCTTGCTGCTGCTAACCTAGAAATCACAGGTATTGCTACCAACCTCGCTTCTGGAAGCCACTTCGGTGTTGACAGAACTGATGCTACTGGCGTTTCAGCACTACAGTCTGATTCAATCCGTTCAGTAGAAGATAGCGGTGTTGCTAACGATTATGATGTCTTCCAGCCACTAGCCCTTGACCGTATGCAGTCTCTCACAGACAGCATCTACACAGAGTCAAGCCTAGAGCCAGATGTTATCATGATGAACCCAGCCCAGCGTGCTTCTTACACAAGCTTGCTCGTTGGTACTAACGCTGCTAACCTCTACAAGAGCACAGACAGCGCTAGCAAGGGTGATGGTGGCTTCAGCGGTCTCGGTTTCAACAACATCCCAATCCGTGTTTCAGTTGATGCTGGTAAAAACATGCTCTACTTCCTCCACACGAAAGTTTGGAAATTGGCAGAGCTTGAGAAGCCCGGTTTCGCTGATCTTGACGGTAACATCCTCGCAAGAGCGGGTGTTGGTGCTGGCGGTGTAGACGCCTACGAAGGCTATTATCGCATGTACTGCGACGAATACTGTGAGCGTCCTAACGCAAACGGTGCTCTCGTTGGTGTTGCTCTTTAATTGAGAACTGAGTGAGGGGGTAGGGCTTCGGCTCTACCCCCTTACTTGGGGGATTATTTATGACAACTATTTTTGCTTCAATACAAATCATCTTCTATTTTGCCGCTACAGTTGCAATACTAAAAATAGGATATGATTTGTCTTGCTTATTGAAAACTCTAAATAAAAAAATTGGTTATGAAACTAAGCAAAGAGAATTATGGGATAAGCAAGAAGAACTAGCAAATAGTTCTACACTACAGGATATTTATGATGGCTAATTATAAAGGAAGCCTTCCATCAGGTGAGGCTTTTGGTACAGAAAAAGAAGATAAAAAACAAGCCGCTGCTATTCGTAAAGCTGCTGCCGCAAAGATGGCTACAAAGACTTCTCCGATGGATGTTATTGGTGACTTAGCTCCTTATGCTGGTGCTATTATCGGTGGTGTCGCTTCAGGTGGAAATCCTCAAGCTATTCAAGCTGGTTACGAAGGCGGAAAAGCCCTTGGTGGCATGGTAGGTGGCGACCAAGAACGTAGAGAAGAAGTTCTTAGCGAAGCTACTGAAGAAGAGATGGCACTTGATAATCCAGAAGCTGCTGCTAAGATGCGCCAAGCAAGACAGCAAAAAGGAAAAGCTGCTCAATCAGGTAGTCAACCAGACCCCTTTGCTCAAGCTTTGGCTATTTTTGAAAAGTATCAGAAGAAGGGAGCATAAAGTAGATGAATTATTCTAACGGCGTTGAACAGGATGGATTCCCAACCGCTATTAAGTCTATGCTTGAAGGTGCTAAAAACGCCAAACTTTCACAGACTAGAGCATGGGATTTATCTCTTATGTATCTTAACGGACAGCAAAACGTGCGTTATGATAAATCACTACAACAATATGTAACTCTTCGTTTTCAGCCCGGAAGACAGCAACTTATTGTTAATCTTATTCTTAATATGTATCGTGCTGTTGTATCACGATTAGCAACTAACTATCCAGGCATCTCTGTTATGCCTGCTTCTCCATCTAACGAAGATATTATCAAAGCAAAGTCTTCAGAAGAAGCACTGAAATACTTTTATCACAGCCAAGAAGTTAAGAGGGAACTAACCAAAGCAATTGAGTGGTTAGTGTCTTGTGGCAACGTAGGACTAAAAGAGTTTTACGATTCTGAAGATGATTGTATAAAACTAACAACAATTTCCCCTTATGATTTATTTTTTGAAGCAGGTTGCTCTCACCCAGATGAATCATACTTTATTGCTTGCCGTAAAATTGTACGCAAAGCAGACTTAGAAAAGGCTTACCCACAACATGCTGAAGATATTAAAAACGCAGAGAGTTTGTCCTCTGACCAATCCGAAGATAATACCTTTCCACATACCCAATCATACGAAGGTGAATCCTATTACTACCCCCGTGTGGAAATATTTGATGTGTATTTTAGAGACGGAAAATATGGTGTCGTTATGGGCGACAAGTGGTTATTTAAAGGCAACTCACCCATAAAAAGAATTCCAGTTCAATTTATTCGCTACACAAACCTACCTGATAAACTATGGGGTACAGGTATGATTGCGAATATCCTTGATCTACAAAACCTTTACAACAAAGTTAGAAATCAAATCGTTCAGAACGTTGAACTTATGTCTAACCCAAAGTGGTTGATTCCAAAAACATCTGGCGTAAACGGTTCTGCTATTCGTGGAACTCCTGGTGAAAAAATTTATTACAACGCTGCTGGCGGTGAACCAAAACAAATACAGATGGTAGGTATGCCTTCTTATGTTTTAGATCACGTTGCTAAACTACAAAGCGAGATGCTTGATGTTGCTGGTGTTCACTCAACTACACTTGGTAAACGTGCTGTTGGTGTAACATCAGGTAAAGCAATTGAAGCACTAGCAAACCAAGATGTTAGTCAGTTAGTTATGACACAGGAAAACATCGAAGAAGCAGTCAAACACATGTCTGAGTGTGTTCTTATGATGATGAAAGTTTATTACACAGAAGAACGCTTTATGCGCATGATGGATTCTACAGGCAAGATGATTTGGCGTACTTTATCACAAACAAATATTGTTGATAAACCAGAAGTATTTATTGAGTCTGGCTCACTATTCCGTGATGAATCACAAGATAGAGATGCTAAGGTACTTAATCTACTTGAACTTGGTCTTATTGATAAAAACATGGCGATGCGTGAACTATCCTTTAAAACAGGTAACGCTATGGTTCTTGAAGAAATTCAGTCTCGTAATCACGTTCAGGATATGCTTGATGCTGTTAAAGCAGGCGCACAGATTGAAATCTTTGCTACTGACGATATTGAAAAGTTCAAGCAAATCTTTGGTGACTTTATGAAGACACCAGATTATTATGAACTAATCCAACCAGTACAAGATTACATGCGTGATATTCTAATTGCTCTTGCTACTTGGAGACCACCAGCAGAAGACGACGCAGAGGAAAACAGAGTTAAATACAGAGTATTCCCAGAGCATGTCAAACCAAGCGAAGAAGAAGATCTACTAGGACAACTAGTAACTCAGTCGCCACAAGCAGCAGAACAACAGCTAGAAGGTGCTGCTGAAGATGCTATGATGGCTAACGCTATGCTTACTCAACGTGGTCAGATTAGACAACAACCTCAAGGCAACGACCTAGCGGTAATAAACAGAAGGGCTACGGAGTAACACTATGTTAACAGATGCAATTTCACAATTATTTATTCAGTATGTTGATGATGCAGATCAAACTTTTATGGATGATGCAACAAAGGTCAGCTTCCTTAACCTTGCCTACAGAGAACTTGCTTACAGAATTAGTGAGTCAGATTCAAACTTGTATGCTCAGTCGCAGGTTTACATCAATATTAACGATGATGAACTTGATTTGGCAACAACGGTTTTAGGTAATAAGATTATGGGATCTAACTTAGATGCTGAACGCCTTTATCGATTGATGCGTGTATCTCGTTGTGAAACAAACGGTGATGTTCGTTATTATCTCCAACCTTCTAACTCACTACCAGAGATGAGAAACGATGTAAACCGCTATATGCTTCGTGGAACTAAATTACTTTTTTCAGAACAAGCAGACAATATCTTAGTTGAGTATGTTGGTTTCTTAGAAAATCCTTTTACTATTGGTAATACTGCTACTGGTGCTGGTATTTTTTTAGATGAAGTTGCTTCTTTCTTTGGAGATCTACTTGCTCTTATTGCTTGTAAACACTATCAGATTAAAGACTTTGCTGCTAATCCTATTTTGATGAACCAACTTCAAACTAGATTACAAGAACTAGATTCTTACTTGATGGCAGGTAGAAACTGGGGTGGCAGCAATAACGTTGTTGGCTCCGATGAGTTGACGTTCTTAGGATACTAAACTATGGCAGCACCAAGAGAAGAAATAGATATTATTAAAGAGGGGATGCAATTACAAGATCCCTACAATAATCAAGTATTTATTCAGAACCTTTATAAAAGTCGTGGTCTTTACGAGACCCGTGATGGGTTTGGTACTCTTATGGAGTTTAACGCACCACTAACAGCAAGAGATGTAGATATTGTAAATAACAACGAATTTGGTTTACGCAAACATCTAGGTTCTTTTAGTTTTACAACTTCTTTTGGACACGATCAAATTATATCTGTATTCTTAGCAAGAGGATGGACAGCATACAAAGCATCTGGTGATACAGATTATGTTGATTATTATTGTGTAAATATTTATGACGTAACAACTGACAACTTTTGGCAGGAAGTTCTTTACAATCATACCTCAGAACAAAACAAAGAAAACCAAGATACAAACTTTTACAAAGGTTTTCTAGAAGCAAGACCACCACTATTGAATTATAACGGAGTAAAAACCGCCGATGATTTAGATTTTTATTTTGTTGAGTATCTAAATAAAGTTTATTTTGGTTCTCCAGAAGCAGGTGTGTTTGTTTATAACCCTGCATCGTTTATTAAAAACAGAGATAAAAGAATCAACAACGTAAATAATAGAAACCATAACTGGGCTGCACTAACAAACCAATATGGTGAGTCATCACTTATTACACCAGTTAGTTTTAAAAACGGACAGTTTAGTGATTTCTATGCTTACATAACAGACGACGAACTAAAAAACGTTGTAGATATTGATGCTAACGATGGTAGATTAGTTTATGCTAGTGGCAGAACAATTTACTTTTCAGATATTGGTGTACCAAACGCAATCATAGGCGACAACAGTTTTACCGTTCATGAGATGAGAGGTGAGATTACAGCAATCAAAACCTTTAACGAGATGGTTATTATTTGGTCAGAAGATCAAACTTTTGTTTATCAACCATCACAAGGTGCGCTTTTATCAAGCGGTAGAATAGTGGAGGTACACAGCGAAATTGGATGTTTAGGTCCAAACGCTGTTTTGTTTCGTGCTAATAGAATCTTTTGGGTTGATGGCAACGGACTTTATTCTACTGGAACAGGCTTTTCCGCTGAAGAACTTTCCGCACCAATCAAACAATTCTTTACAGATAGTACCCTCAACCCTTTTATACACTACTTCACAGCAACAGGTTTCGTGGGAACAGATGAAACTAGCCCCGACTTTGTGTACCGTTTTAGAGATTATACTGATGGCGTCCATCTAAGTTTTGATGAAGTTTATGAGCAACTTATTTTTGTTGTACCAAAACTAAACATCGCTTGGATATTTAAAAGTGGTTGGTATCTTTGGTCTTTTACATCTATTGTTGCTTATGAAGGTGGTGAATACATAGTAAACGGTTCTGCTAATATTTCAGAACCTTGGATTACCTCTACACAAACAAAAACTTTTGCAGTAGGTGGTGCAATAGATAAGCAAATACAAGTTGGAAGAGGAAGTGGTCAATTTGATATAGGTAAATCACGTTCCTTTAGATTATTTGAGTGGGGTAAAGGTGGTGCTCTTGATGGTTCAACAAGAGATTTTGATGAAGGAAGAAGACAAATAGGTTTTTATAAAGAAGAGGGAGTCACTTCTGATTTAGATGTTTGGTTTGATCCACTAGAAAGATGGGGTAATAAACTATCAGCAGACGGAACACAAAATACTATTTACTCTGAAGAAGATGATCTTTGGTATTTGCCTATTTACTTTTCAGCAAATACAGATGGACATCATCAAATTTTGTCTTATGAATTGGAGTTTAGTTATGACACAACAAAATACGAAACTGTTCCTTGGGCAGGAGCACCAGATAACTCGATTGTCTTCATGTTGCCAACCGAACGAGCCGTCAACTATAGCGGATATTCACCAGGACTTGCTTTACCAACATCGCAAGTTTCAGACACGGCTGGTCTTATTACTATCAGTTATAACGCTAGTATTCCTTTTACAGCCGGTGATACGTCTTATCCGTACTCTTCTTTAAATCGTTATAATAAAAATCCTATTATTTGGATTCCGTTTAAAAAAATTGGTAGAACTGGTTCAGGAAACGCACAATCTAATATAATTACTTCTGTTAATACTGCTACTTATGTTTATGGTGATGTTGCACCAGGAACAAACGAAACAATACAAAAATTTTACTTATGGAATCCAGGTTATTATTATTTAGAAGATGATAGCACTAGAGTTACTGGTGTAGATTGGATTTATAAATCAGATCAAGTTGGTATTGAAAACGCAGGACAAATAAAAGCAAGAGGCTCTTATTCACTAATCAATAGTCGTGGTGTAGGTCAACCAATCAAAACTTGGCTATACGGACCTTGGAATACTGTTGCTGGTTCTGATTACAAAGATTATGTTACACAGATTGTTGATGTAACAGATACAAATATAGATAGAGCAGCGTTAGTAGAAGTTACAAATAAAAATTCTATTAGAACTAGATTTAAACCTGCTGGATTAGAAGACAGATTATTTGGCAATAGTGCTCTTTATGGCGACAATACTAACGCAGCAGATGGCAATTATCTTGTAGACACAGAAGAAATAGATACTATTGCTACATCAGATTCTGTTAGAGGTGAGTCAGTCAACTACACCTTCTTTGGTTTCTTGTTAGATAAATCATCTAAAATAAATATTAGAAACATCAAAGTAGTCCTTCAGGCTGTAGCAGGGAGACGCAGACGTGGCAGATAAAAACACTAAACTCCTTGAAGAAAGAGAACTATCACTTAAACAAAGAATAGATCGTTTTCTTATGGACGATGTAGTAAAAAGCAGAGGAACTAATTTTTTTAGAGATGGTACAGCACCAACAGAAACTCAAGAATCAGAAAACTTTATGTATCTAGAAGAAGGAGACCATAAAGGTATTACATCAACTAAAAAACAAACAGTTATTATGGGACAACCGGGAGCAAGATTTACTGCTCCAGTAATTATTGACAACGGAGCTTCTGCTATTTTTACAGGTTGTTATTTTGAGCATACAAAACAAAACACAGACTTTCTAGTAAAAATAAAAGAAGGTGGCAGAGCAATATTTCACAATTGTGTTTTTAAAAGATTTGATGTAAAGGATAAAGAGAAGGTTGGTATACCAGCAACAAACGCCTGCTACATCGCTCTAGAAACGTCTGTATTGGGCGAAAACTTGGGAATCGTAACCAACTGCATCTTTCGTGAAGACGCCCCTTCAGGAGCTTTCCAAGTGGTAAATAACGTAGGTACTGCCGCAGGAGCGATGGAGTTTTATTTATCAATAAATCAAACTGGTTTAGCACTTGGTGTCCCATCAACAGGAGTGATTACATAGATGAGCAACAGAACTATTACAAAACACCAATTTAGTAATCAAACAACTATTGATGGCAATAGAATAGAAGGTGCTTTACAAGATGTTCAAAATCGCTTTAACTCTTTTAAGTTTAAAGATATTGATGCTTGGGTCGAAGTACCTTATTACTGGGCTAATACCCCTGCTTTAGTAGATTCAATTGGAAATAACGATATTTATTATGGTCCTTGGGCTTGGGTTGCTCGTTCTTACATGCCTAACGATTTAGATAACGAACCGCCAAATAATCCTTTTAGAATCAAGTCTTGTTCTAGAACTGATCCTAATACTGGACTTCCTATTTATCCACCATCACTAACAAGTTTTGATACGGGTTGGTTATGGACAACAACAAAATACTTTGATAAACCAACTATTATTAACGATTTTACTGTTATGGGTTTATTTGATTCTTCTTTAGATGATACTAGACCAAGCCAAATAGATGGTGGTTATTATTTTAATAATAAGTGGTACGATGAAACAAGTGAAGAGTGGTTTCGTCATGTTATGATTTGGATTATTGTAGACAATCCACTAAACACAGGCGACACTTTTATTCGTAATAACGAAGTTCACATGTGGGGATTTGATGAAGGCACTTTTCTTATGTCTAACAATCTGGGTGTAGTTCCAGCAAATTATACTTATGGACAAAATATTACTTGGCGTCCAGATGCCGTAATTGATAGAACTAACGGGTGTGCTTTTAGGTTACAAAACTTAAATATTCCTTTATTTTCAGGTAGTAGAGTTCGTTTTGTTGTAGGACTTCCTGGTGCAAACGATATAGACGCAGATGATTTTCCTAACGCTACTGGGCAGGCTATTGGAGAATACGATGACAATCTTTGGTCGGACAATCCAACAAATCCACAAGCCAATAACATCTGGACTGTAAACGTTTCTACTTTCCAGCCTTTGGAGAAAATAGATGAGTAAGATTACACGCAAAAAACTTACAAAAGGAACTAAATTACAAGCACAACCTGTAAACGATTTTTATCAAAACGTAGAAAATTCTATAAGAAATAGAACTTTAGACAAAGATAATTTATCTTATGAAACTCCTTTTGAGTTAGAGTGGTCGATTGATTCTATTAATTGGACAGATGATACTACTACACAAGAACAAGCATGGACTTATCCTTTTATACTTCCTGCTACACAAGACATATTTAGTACTCAACTAACAGAAAACTCTTTACCTTATACACTTAGACAAATTGTTGTTTCTATGGATCAAGGAGATGAACCTATTGTCTGGTTTCCAAAACAATCTAGATTACTACCTGCTGGTGGTGTAGAACTATTAGGCACTTCAGAAGGAGATGCAGGTAAATTTACTATTAAATTAAACATCTTTAAGAAAACTCCATCATCAGTAGAATCAGGAATTAAAACTTGGGAAACTGAATTAGCGTCTTATGAAATTCCAGGTACTGCTTTTGCTGTTGCTAATCAAGGAACTAACCCTTACGTTATTAAAAACATCAACCAAAAGTTTACATCTGATTCTGCTTATTGCATGTCAGTTCAGTTTATTGGACAAACACCAAGCGCAGATGAGGCTGGTTTGCGCAATCTTTGTATAAAAAATCTACAGATTTCTTTAAAGTTTACAACTCCAATTAGAACTAGGGATGAACAAGCAGACACAGACGATGACCCAACAGGGATGGCAAATAACCCAGTTCTTTATGGTGGGGGTGCTGATTCTCAAGATCCTATAAGTTTAGGAACAATAAACCCTGGAGATACAATCCAAGAAGACCCACTACAAACAAACATAGAAGAGCTTGATAAAAAACTACAACGTAAATTGAGTGGTGGTTTTTCTTCTACATGGTCTAAGCCAGATTTTTACGAACAACTAAACGCTCAGGCTTATCATGCTTTTACTGTTCCACTTTTTAACAACGATTATGTTTATGAAGAAGATGGTTTAAATATGATTATTTCACCATACACACTAGGAACTGTTAGTCCTTTAATAGTTGTTCCAAACGGCGATCCAGCAGCAGAACCTTTACAATATGTTTATGATCGCAGAGTTATTCCTATTACAGAACCTTTTGAGATTCATCACATCTTTTTGTGTTATGAAGGCAGAGATGGTTTTGGTCCAAGACGCACAATTCAATCACATAGCGCAGGAAAATCTACTCCTTTAACAAGTGTAGGTACTATGCAACTTGAAGTCTTTTTGGGTTCAGGCTGGAACAGCGATTGGTATGGCACAGAGTCTATCGCTTATTGGGACGAAACTAACTGGAATAGCACTAACGTAGTTGATGAAGCAGTAGACCCACTAACACAAACTAGTTTTCAAGACGTAGGTGAAACAAGAACAAGAATTATTCAAATCCCACTAAACTATGAAGCCGCTGGAACTAACTCTGAAGGTCAAGGTTATTTTAGAAACGGTATTCCTACTTTTGTAGGCAGGGGTGTTGGTTATAACTCTAACGATAGAACAGATCATGTTCGTACTAGAGGTAACGCACCAACATCATCAGGTACAAAAGGACAGGAAAAATTTATTCATATAGTTATGGGCTGGTATGGTTTGCCTTACACAAACGAAACAAATAACCATAACGCTGAAGACTTACTTGCTAACGGCGGCGCACACTTAATAATCGTAGGTAAAAAATCACTTGTTAGAAGCGAGTGGTAAATAACGAGGTACAAACATGGCAGTATTAACACCTGAAGAACAACAAGAAATCACCAAAAAGCGTGAAGAACGCAGAGAAAAAAGTAAAGAGCTTGCTAGACAAGCCGCTGCTCGACAAGAAGCAGGATTTCAAGATTTTGAAGCCAGACGTGCTGAACAACTTGCTGGTAGAGAAACAGGCATAGAAGCACTCAAACGTGCTGAACAAGCAGGTACGAGAGGCATGAGACGACAAGCTGCTGCTGGTTTGGCAGCAGGACAAGCCGCAGGAGCGTTTGGAGGTGGCGGTACAGGTGCTTCTCTTCGTGGCGCTGCTGCTGAACTAGGTCAACAAGCCGCAGAATTTGGTGCTCAACAGAATCTATTACAGCAACAATTCCAACAAGCAGAAACAGCAAGAGCCGCAGGATTGGCTGAAAAGTCTGGTGAGTTTGGTGCTGTTGCTTCTGTTCAGGGTGTTGAAGCTGAGAAGTTTGCTACTGAGGCTGGTTCTGAAATTGAAGATAGACAGCGCAAATCTCTTGAAGCAACTTCTAATATGGCTCAAATCAAGAAAGATCATAAAGGCGACAAGTGGTGGAAGTCAGACGATGAAGAAGGTGCTGCCGCTGCTATTCAGGCTTTGGCTGATGCTGAAACAGATCCAGTTATTAAAAAGATGTATCAAGACGAAGCAAAAAGAATTAGAGACAAAGGCAACATGGCGTTCTAACCAAGGAATAAAATTATGGCAAGAGTTATTAGATTACCAAGCGGACGAGTTTTCAGAGCAGAACCCTTAGTTGATGATCCAAGAAAGTTAGGTATGGGCAACAAAGGTGCTTTTGATTTTAGTGAGACAGTAAAATTATTAGACCAAGTAGCAGAATCAAAAGGTATTGGTGCTGTTGCCAACTTAGTTGAAAAAGGTTATGATGCTGTTAGAGGCGATGTTAAACGTCCAAGCGAAGAAAAAAAAGATAAAGGTCCAGCAGATGCTCTTACACAAGCAGCAAAAGCCAGAGTATCAAAAGCAGGAGAACGTATGCCTGCTGCTGGTATGCGTCGAGAAGGACAAAGACCAGCAGAAACTGCTTTACCTCGTGAACCAACCTTTGACCCTCGTTTTTCAACACCAGACCCAAATTTTGGTCCGTTATTCCCTGCTGCTCAAGAAGGACGCAGACAAGCGATGATGCGTGAGCCTGATCGTCAAAGAAAAGCAATTGCTGAACTTCCGGAACAACAAATCGTAGTTAGAGATGATTCTGTCACACGTTTGACACGTCGTCCAGAGCGTAAATTAGTTCGAAACACTCGGGCTGGTATTGAAGCCGGTGGTCCTCCGATAGTTTACGAAGACCAGTTGGCACGCTCACCAGAAGGTGTTGTTGAACAACCAAAAGTTCCACCACTTCAAGTTCCCGGTCCCGCTCAACCCGCTCCACCACAAGCACCTCTACCACAGATGGCTACTCCTACTCCTGCTCCTGCTCCTGCGCCTGCACCTGAACCACCTCCACGACAGATGGTAGTTCCTGTTCCAACACAGCCTGCTCCCGGTATGGTTGGTGGCGGTGCTCCAATTACACAAAGAAGTATGGGAGCACAGGCACAAGCAGCAGGACAACAAATTGCTGCTAACGTATTACAGGAAGCACAAAGAAAAGAGCCTGTTCAAGCAGCACAAATTGATTTAACACAGTTTAGTTCACCAACAGGACAAGCAAGAGGTTCTATCCAGTTTTTTTCTGAACTAGCAGACACTTTACAAAAAAGAGGTGTTGGTATAGAAGAAAGTTCGCAAACACCTATGGAAATTCCTTACACAGTTTCTATTGATGAACTTTATGGTTATGCTAGAAACGCTCGTACTTATGAAAATCAAAAGCGTGTTCTTGATGCTCTTGCTAATAATAGAGTTACAGGTATGGGTTTTGAAACTTTAGCAGATAGATTGAGTGGTGCTTATCGTCAACGTTATCTTGCTAATATAACAAGTATGTTTCCAAAAATTGCTAATCAGCCTAATTTAATTGAATCTATTGGTACAGTTGGTAAAGCATACGCCGCAGAACAATTAGGACGCCGTAGAGCAGAAGATATTGCTGCTGGCGCTCCAAGTGCTGCTGTTACAAGAACACTTGCTCAGGCAGGACAAGCAGCGGCTGGTGGACAACTTGCTGCTGAAAGAGCCGTGACTGAAAGAGAAACACGAGCAGCAAAAGCACAAGACTTGTTAGGCAAAACTGCTAGTAGAATTTATAACGATGCTTATAAAAGAAGTAAAAAAGTTGGTAAAAAAGGCAAGACTAAAATTAACATAAGAGAATTCAGATCAGTAACATCTGATGTTTTTACTAAAGAACAAGATAGACTTGGTAGACAACTAGATAGACTAGACGATCAAATTGCAAAAGCACAAGGCGAAGCAGCCTTAGCAGATATTCCTCCACCAACTCAGCGAGATGTAGTTTTGAATCCACAAGGTGCTAACCAAACACGAAGAGATATAGCAAAAGGTCAAGCAGCAAAGAAAAGATTAGCAGCACTAGAAGCAAAACGACGAGAAACACAAGGTGTTTATGATGGTTTGGCAAAGAGAAGAACTGCTTTTGATACTTTGATTTCTCGTATGGCAACAGGTTATAAACCTTCGCAAGAAGAGTTAGAAGCAGCAGGATTGTCAGCACAACAAGCACTACAATTTATGAGAGGAATAGGTGGTATTAGAAGCCGTCGTAGAAGCGGACCATCAAAAACTCCAGCGACTAAACAAGCACCAAAACCAAAAGTAGATATTAAATTTTAAGGATACTCACACATGGCACAAACTTTTCAAGAGTGGGTAAACAGCAATAAAAAACGTGGTGTATCCCCTCAAGATTTAAAAGATGGTTTCTTTCAGCGTTATGGCGTAAAACTTGAAGACCAAGATGCTACCGCCGATTATGATGCTTTCAAGGCAGATTTTGAAGCAAAACAATTTGTAGGTCCAATACTGCCTCAGACGCCCGAAAAACCTACTCAGACGCCCGAAGAACCTACACAGGTAGTAGCACCTACCCCTGCACCTACAACGCCTACACAACCCGTTGTAGAGCGTGACACGGGTAGTTTACGAGCTTTAGGAGGCGAGCGTGGTGATCCGTTTGTAGAACCAGAAGGATTTATTAAAGCAGGCGCTAGATATTTATTGCCAAAGTTTTTTGGTATTGAAGAAGCAATACTAGGTCCAGATCCTGATACTTTGCCTCAATATGATAAAGAAAAAGCAGAAGCAGAAATAGCAAAATTCAGAACAATAAAAAAAGGTGAATACGAATTTGACCCAAGACAGGCAGCTCGACTTCCCGGTATGGTTGCTGGTGCTGCTGTAGAAACAGGTAAGTTGGCTGTTGAAACTCCAGTTCAGTTGACTGCTGCGCTAACTGGACAAAGCCCTGAAGAGGTAAGAGCTAAATTAGGTAGAACAGTTGCTGACTTAAGTCCGGGTGAATCACAAGAAGCTTTTGATCCTAAAGCATCTAAACAACTTGTAAAAAGATATTTAGGCGATGATCCAGACGAAGAACTTCGTTTAAGATCAAAAGATATTTATACTCTTATGCAAGAAGACGTTGAAGAAGTTCTTGCTGGTGTAACACAAGCAACCTTTACAGATATTGTTCCTCTTTTGCCATCCAAAAATCGCAAAGATTTTAAAGGTTATTTTAAAGAAGGTTTTGAAAGAGGTGAACAACTACCGGGATTTGCAGCAGCGGGTGGTGCTATTATTGCTAATTCAGCAGGACTAATTGCTCAAGGTGAAATAGGCAAAGGTATTCGTACTTTATACGAAAGACCAGCAACTTTTTTACTTACTCTTGCTCCTATTGCTGGTAAATTACCTGCTTCTATGAAAGCAAAATTATTAAAAATTTATGCTTCTCCTGTTTATGCTCCTTTTCTTACTACTAAATTAGGAGCTAAAGGTCTTGCTAGAGTTGTTGATGCTTTAAAAAAACAAGAGCCTGGAACTGCTGAAACTTATGTAAAACAAAAATTTGTTGATCCTTTAGAACAAAGAACACCAGAGGAGACAGCAAGAGCAGAACGTATTTACGAAGAAGCAAGAGCAACCCGTGAAAAAACAAGAACTGCTACAGAAAAATTAGCAGAAGAAGCAGAAGCAGCAGAACCTAAAGTTCGATCACCAGAAGAAGCAGTTATTACTGAAAGCGGTGTACAAGTATTAGAAAAAATAAATCCTGAGTTTTTTAAAACAGGTGATACTTCTTTGTTATCAGAAAGACAAAAAGAATATTTTGCTGAACGTGATAGAAGGATTTTACAAAAACGTGGACCTAATACAGACATAACTAAACTAAAACCAAAAAATCTAACACTTGCTGAGATGCAAGAAGGAAATATTTTTGGTGGTAATTTACAAGGTGAGTTTTCACTTGCTTATGATGTACTTCTTCAAGATGCTACAGAAACAAGTCGAATAGCAGCAGATGCTCCAGCAGAAGCAGATATAAGAACTAGATACGAAGATTGGGTTGATCGTTCACAAGCACAAATAGCAAAACAACAAGGTGAGTTTAAAAAATATACCGATGCGGCTGACCAAAACAAACTAGATAGAATAGCCGCTGAAAAAGAATTAGTAGCTGCATCATCAGCAGGTGCAAAACCAAGAGTAATAAAAAGATTAAGAAATAAAGTTGGTCGGCTAGCACAAGCAGAAGTAAAAAATAACGCTAAAGCGAGTGAAGCTTTTAGTAAGTCTCAAGAACTTACAGAAAAATATCAACAAGAATTACCTGTTAGGCAAAAAAGATTACAAGAAGCTAGCGAAAGACTTAGAGCACAAGCAGCAGCCGCAGGTGAAAGACTATCTAGATATGAAGAAAGACTAAGACCAGAGGCAGGTGAAGCAGCACTAATAGAGCGTGCTGGTCTTAGAGAAGGTCTTACTGCTGTTGAAAGACAGCAGATAGCTGAAGGACGAAGATTTGCTAGACAAGGTGAAAGATCAGCAGTTTTAGAAGAAGGTGCTGTATCATATGAACGCCCAGGACTTAGACGATATAGTTTAGGTGCTGAAGACTTAGGTGCTGTGAGAGCAGCAGGAGATGTTCTAAAAGAATTTTTTAAAGACATACCAGAAGAATACAGAAAATACGCAATTGAAGAAGAAGCCAAACGTGCTGGGAGTTCTGCCGCAGAAGCATATAGACAACTAAGTGGAAGCGATGGTCGTAGATTGATGCGGGATGCTATTATAAAAGATCCAACTTTAGACATAGAAGCGTTTTATCAGCAATTTCTTAGAGAACAAAAGCCTGCGGAAGTAGTTACTAGACCAGTTGATTCAGATGTAATTGCAGATGTAAAAGAAAGTTTTAGACCTTCTTTTCCAGAAGGTGAGTCAGGAAAAAACTTTCAATTTACACCAGAAATTCAACGTATTGTTGCAGAGGGTGTTGCTGATATTGTTGAAAAAGACATCAACGTTTTATTAGCAGAACCAAAACTCCAAAAAGGATTTTCTGATTATCTTGCTAGAAAATATTCTGACAGAGTAACTTTTAGAGAACGTTTTACCCGTGAAGGTAGAAGAAAAAGAAAATCACAAGAAGAATCTATTAGAACAACCAGAGGACACATACAAAGTTTATTACAAGAAAGAGCATCTAAAAGAACAAGAGGAGATTTTGGTCTTAGATCGGCTAGACTTACACAAGAAATTACACCAGCAGAATTAAAAGAATCTTTAGCAGAATACCTTTCTATTCCAGAAAAAGGTGGTGCTGATATTCTAAAACAAGAAATCAAAGATAGAGTTTTGTTTGATGTTCGTAACAGAGCGTTTAGAGAAGGTTTAGCACAAAACATAAAACAAGAAACAGCAGGTCTTAATTTTCTTACGGGTGAACCAATTGCTGATCCTGTTGGTGTAGCACTAGATATTGTTGATAGACAAAAAAGATCTGGTCATGTTTCTTTTGCAGTTAGTGTTCCAAAAGGTAGGTTTACTGATGTTTTATCTCAAGTAGCAGAACAAACAAGAGGAACATCAAACAATCTTGTTAAGACACTAGAAAAATATGTACCAGCATCACCTGAATTGGCAAAAGTTATTGGTCCTAATACTTATGTAAGTCCTAGTTTTAACTCTGCTTTTACTTCTATCATCAAATCTTTTGATACAATTGGTAAAGTTGAATTAGGTTTTAATAGAATTGTTGCTGAACTAAAAAGAGGTTTTACATCACGCAATTTATCATCAGCAAAAAACAACTATTTATCAAACGTTCTTTTGTACAGTCTTTACTATGGTGCTATTGAAGGTGCTAAACTAGTTTTGTCAGGACCACAAGAATTAGCAAGAGTAATAGCAAGAGATGTAACTGGCAGAAGAAAACCAACAATAGCAGGTTATTTAACAGATCCAGTATTGCAACCACTAACACCAGAATCTAATAGAGTATTTACACGTTTTGTTCGTCAATCACCATCTAATAGAAGAGAAGCAATCTTGTTTGATTCTTTTCGTGAATCAGGTTTGGTTGACAACACAAATATTTCTAACGAAGTTTCGCTTTTATATAAAGGAAATTTGGTTACAGAATTTGGTTTAGATCCCGCAGCTAGAAGAGGTGTTCCGGGCGCTGCTGTTGCTTCAAGAGCAATTAAGAAAATAAACGTTGCACAAGATGCCGCTTATACTTTTGGTGATAACTATTTTAAAATTTTAGCAGCATCAACAGAAGCAAACGTTGTATTTGATATTTTAGACAACGTATTAGAACCATCACCACGAGGACAAAAACCAGTTACTGTTACTTTGAGATTGGGCGAACGACTAACTGTTGAGATTGCTAAAGACCCTGAAGGTAATTTCTATAGAGTAGAACCAGCACCTGCTGGTGGTGAAGGTAAAGTTATTCGTCGTCGTTTAACAAAAGATGGATTAGCAAGACTAGTAGGTAAGTCTGCTTCTAAAACAGCGTTAGATAAGTTTGTTGATTACGAAAGGATTCCGGGTTATCTTGCTTGGTTGCGTTCAACTGCTCCGGGTGGTATTGTTTCTTTGTTCTCTACATGGGCTTACAAGATGATGGATGCTCCGGGTAAACGAGGTATTCTATCTCACATGTTAGCAAACGAAGGTGCTATTATAAATTCGTCTTCACCTCAAGTAAATTCATATTTAAACCAAGTAAAAACAAATCGAAGTATGGCAAGAGCCGCTACTGTAGCAATTGCTAGAACCCAAATAGATCAAGAACAAGATGGCGATGTTCGCAGGATGTTAGCGTACAATCCAACTGGATTACAACTAATAACTTATTCTACATCAGAAGTAGATCCTAGCACTTTGATATATCGTGATTCAACTGCTACTAACTTCTTAGGACCGTCAGAGGCTATGACTAGATTATTAATCGGTGGTGGTGCTTTTGCTGCTGATCTTTTCTTGAAAGCAACTTCAAACCAAGTTGGACCCGTTGTTGATTCAAACGCAGCAAGAGAGGTTATGGGTAAAGATGATTATGAAATCATGAAAGACATGAGAAAATTATTTTACCGTTATAAATCAGGACAACTTATCTCAGCAAAAGATGCTTTGACTGTTGCTCAATTTGCTGGCAACCCTATATTTGATTTCTTTGATATGTTCATAGCATCAGATTCTAACCCCTATATTGATGTTGCAGCACACGCTATGAAGACTTTTCAGTCTATTGCTGTTGGTGGCACAGGCAAGTATATGATGGATGCTGCTGTAGCAAACTCACTAGGTGCTGAATACTTGAGACAAGGTAAAGGTGGATTCTTACCTCTCTTATTTAGCAACGTCTATAAGAAAACTTTGAACTACTCTTATCGTTCAGAACAAATAGAATCACAAAGAACTATGGCAAGAGATGTAATAAACATGACTTTGGGTACATCTTATAGATACTCTTTTATCCATAAAAGAATTGGCAATAAAGATAAAGGTGCGTTTTCTAAGTGGGTTGACGCTCACAAAAAGAATTTGGATGCATCCTTACTTAGAGCAGAAAATTTAAGATTAAAATCACTAGCAGCAGCAGGATATAAAGAGGATGATCCTGCTATGAAAGAAGTTGTTAGAAGGTTTGTTTTGTTAAAAGAAGCAGTAGAACTAGAACACGCTGCTTTTAAGATAAGAGTATTTAACGCAATTGATCGTTCAGGTTTCTACGAAAATCTAGAAAAAACAAAATAAGTGAGTGGTAAATATTACGGACAGGAAATAAACTATGACCGAACAAAGACAGAAGACAATAAACTATCGTATTTCAGCCGCACCTGTTATTGGCGCTGATGGCGATGTTTATGCTATTCCAGGCAACACCCCTGGTGCTGGTGCAGCACAACCTATTCTTCCTTACATCAGAGATAACTACAGCGTATCAACTGGCAACGTTGTAGGTATTTTAATTAGTTGCGGAACAGGCGGTTCTGGTAACCACCATGTACATATTAGAACATCTACTATTGGTCTTGGAGCAGGTGAAGCAGGTAAAGGTATTTCTATTCCAGTAGGACAATCTTTATATCTCCCTAAACCAACAGACGATTGGGCGGCTGAGTGTCCTTCTGAGTTTTATGTTGCACTATTTTACTAGGATATATGATGAAAAAGATAAGTCGCAAACAAGAATATAGATACGGTATGCCTGCTAAATACAGCAAAGGCTTATCAAACAAAAAAGCTAAACGCCGTGCCGCAGCACAAAAGATGCGTAGCAAAAAGTATAAAGAAAACCCTAACGACCCAACGCTTTATGAACCGCTTCCAAGCGATGATAAAGCACCTACTAAAAGGAGCAAATACGCAGATGGCGAGTAG